TATCGAGGGGCTGCCAGTCCTCGTCGTCAGCATCTTCAAAGTAGCTGGTAACGGCCAACTGGTCGATGTACGACAGCGCATCCGGCAAATCGTCGTGGACGCCTTGCGACGGAAACAAAAGAAGTTGGTCCACGAACACAGACCAGTCTTCTTCGCTGTTGAGCACGATTCTACCGTGTTCAAACCGCCCCTGCAAAGACCAAATCACCCGGTCGGTCTTCTTCCGGTTGCCGTGGGTTAGATCCACGATGTGACTGTATACGTTGTTTTTTCGCATCAGGTCTGACAAATACGGCAAAACAGCGTTTTTCAGCGCTCCCCTCTCGATTCCGATGGACAGTGGCCGATAGTCGCGCATCTTCATCAGTATCTTGGCGGCGGTCTCACGGATATCCCAACGCCCGTGCTCGATCTCTTTCACAAACCACTTGCCGTCGTCGGTCACCTTGACCACCGCAATCGCCGACTCGTCCAGCCGTTTCTTGCTATTAGCAGCCTGCTTGGCCACTTCTTCAAACCCAGCCAAGTCCACCGCCACGAAGTAGCTGCCGTAGTCCGGCTCCTCGCCGTACTTCAGCCATTCCTCTTTGAACACATCCGCGCCAGCGTTGCTGAAGCTGGCCAGGTATTCCTGCTTGAACGCAAACGTGCTCAGCGTCTTCTTGGCCGACTCGATCTCCGACGGGTCGATCAGCGGGTTGTCCTGCGTGGTGAAGTGCCAGCTTTTCCAGTCGCTGTCTTGGTCGTCTTGCCCCAGTTTCCACAAATCATGAAACCAGTTGCGCCCTTTTGGCGTGCCGATGAACATCCCTCGGCCCTTCCTGTCTGACAAGCTGGCCCGAATGACCTGCTCCCACGCCTCGGGCTTGATGTCGGCCACCTCGTCCAGCACCGCATACGTCAAACTTACGCCTCGCAGCGTGTCCGGTCGGTCTGCGCCCCTGACGTAGATCCGCGCACCGTTGACCATCGTGATGTCCAAGTTGTTCACATGGCTCGACTGGATCACCTCTCGCCCGAGGTCCAGCAACAAATCCCATATGATTTGCCTTGACTGCCCCATCGTTGGGCTGACGTACAGCACGGCTGAGCCCGGTGGGCACTTGAGCGCCTCGATGATCAGTGTCGTCGCGGCCAGTCTGGACTTTCCACAGCGCCGCCCGGCAGCGATGACCTTGAACCGATGGTCGTCAGCGTAGACCTGTTGCTGCCAGGGCAGCAGAGAAAACGTTAAATCGCTGATAAAGCACCAAAATACTCAAAAGAGTATCCATTTATTTGTTTGATCTTTCCACGGCAACATTTGGAAATATGACTGATGTCTACAAGCAAACAACTTGCAGCATCAGTCAAAGATTCGTATACAACACCATTTGTTTTGCATAGAACCTTGCGCCATATTTTGGGGACTTTTATTCCCGTCCTTGCCTTACTTAAATTCGCGCGATGCAATTCGGATTTTGGAACGCCAGTAATCGCGGCGCGTTGTTTCTCAATGCACTCTTCAGATTTCTTCAACCCGGTATGCGACACGCGCATTTTTTCTCTTGTCTCTTCTGAAAGAGTCCATCTATACGTGCGCTTCTTACCTTTTCTGGTTGCGCTCATTTGGCGTTTTACTTCCTCGCTGTGCCGTGGTCCGCTGTTGGCAGTTCCGCCACTTGCAACGTTGGCCAGCTTAAGCCCCTCAGCCCTGTAAAAAGAAATTAGCTCTTCTTCTTTTTTGAGGGCGGCGTGTTCGCAGTCAAAGCGCTCAAGAATTTTGTAGTAAAAACCATGTTTGTTCACCACATTATTCCAATGTGGGTTTCTTTTACGACTGTCAGACGCTCTATTTGTAGAGCCTTTGCCAATATAAAACAGCACATCATCAGATTTTCTGTAATGCGCGTACGTATAGAACATACGGATACCCTTTCACGGTAGTTGATAGTGCCAGTAAGCTAGTGGTGAAAGCACTAGCAAGCCCTCGAGAAGCCTGTCCTGACACAACAATTATACATCCGTAATGTCCTCCGCCGGAATGATCTGGGGCGTCTCACCCAGACCCGTGATGTTAATCGTGATGGCGCTGCGCTGGCTCTTGTCCTTCTCGAACATACCTATTGGCAGCGTCCTGTCCATGCACATCTTCAGCGCCGCCATCTGACCAGGGTGCTCATCGTTGAGCGCAATCTGGATCACCTTCTCCGCGACATCCTTGCCGCCAGACCTGATCATCAGCTCTTTCAGCTCCTTGATGCGTTGGTGATCCGTCTTCGGCAAGATCGCAGGTGGATTGGTGGCGTACTGCTGGATCGTGAGTTGCACTGCACTTTGCTTTTTTTTCGTAGCCACTTTGCCCTTTCGGAGTTTTCGCTATTTTAGCTTTTTAAGGGCGGGGGAGGGTACATCAATATTCACAACAAGCGCCGACCCCCTCCCCCCCCATCAAAAGTCGTCAGTTCCAAGGGTTTACCCGATTCCACTTCCTACAACGTCCATTATGTTAAGTCGATCCTGAGTTATGCACAGAAAAAGGAATACCAAATGCTACGGCGCAGGGTTATGCACCGCAATCTGTGGATAACTTTTGGATTGGGGCTGTGGATAACTGGGGTCGGATGGGAAATCGGGGAAAGAAAAATGAGAAAGTGGTGGGTGGTCCTTCTTCGGGGTACTTGCACATATCAAACCACCACCTTATGCCATGAGGTTATATGTCAATCCATCCTTAAAACATCCACCCATCTCACCATCACCAATGCCTCACCAAGGCCTCAAATCGGGGCTACAAGCCACCATCATGCTGAGTCTGTGGGATGACAAGGACAACGCTCTCAAGTGGCGTAGAGGGCCGCAGTCCAAGATTGTAAAAATGGCGGTAGGTATCGATGACTTCCAAGAAGCCAGCGGAGATGTCGCCACTGCCTGCGGCCAGCAAGATGGCACGCTCAGCATCACCGAGGGTGCGCTGGAAATACTTAACCGTTGGAGTTGCTTTGCCTGCCATCACCATCTCTCAAAAAGTAGGCGACCAAAAAAGTCACCATATCAAAAACGTCATTGAACTAGAAAAGTTATCCACAGGCTGAGTCCAAAAAACTCAGCAACCCCAAAAACCCCTGCAACGCCTTGACCCTTGACCCCAACCCTAAAGGGTTGGGGGTCAGGGAGGGTCAACTTTGGCGCTGTTTTGCCCCTTTTTGACCCTGACCCTGACTTTGACCCTAGGGTCATTTAGGGTCAACCCATTTAAAGTTATCCACAGGTTATCCACAGTCGTTTTTACGCAACAACATGCTGCTGGCGTTCACCTCATCCACCATCACCCACCCGTGTTCGGTGTTCTGGATCATGTCAGCCTGGAGCAGTGCGCCGATCAGTTTGTCGTTGTATGACGGGTTGATCATGTTGCGCACGGTGCGCTCGGCGTTGCCGTCTTGGGTAAGTTTATCCTTGAGGGCTGAGCGACTGAGGTAGGGCAGGTCATCCCTGACCTCGGCGCCGGATGCCCACCAAGCGTTTTCCCAAGTCTTTCGGTGGCCGTCGATCTTGGAGTCTTTCTTGGTGGGTGCGGCTGGGGCTTCGGCTTGGGTGGTGATGGCGCTGGTGACGGGTTGGTTGTCCTCGTCGTACCAGCCTGGGATGGTCACTTGTTGGAGGTCGAGGTGGATTGGCTCGGCCATTTCGGCGTCTTTGGACTTGCGCTGGACCAGTTGCATGGGCTGGTTGTCTTTGCCGGGGATGACGCTGATCTCGATGTCCAAAGCGCCTCGCCAGGCGCTTGAGCCTCGGGCGCGGTGTTGGGCTTCGTCTGAGACACCTGTGTGGTGGACCAAGATGACGGTGCAGTTGAACTCCATCATCAGGTTGGCGCAGGCGTCGAGCATTGTTTTGGCGTCTTGAGCGCTGTTCTCGTCGCCTGCAAGGAAGCGGTGCAGGGTATCGACCACGATCACCTTGGGGGTCTCGGGCAGCATTCGGATGTGCTCGACCACTTTTAGGTAGCCAGCGGGGGTGTTGAGGTCACAGCCGTGCTTGGAGAGCCACATGTTTAGCTTGCCTGATTTGTGATGGTGCTTCCAGGCGGCAATTCGGCCTTTGAGGCCGTGGTGGCCTTCGCCGGCCAGATAGACCACATGGCCTGGGCGTACTTTGTTGCCGCACCAGTCGGGGGTGCTGCTGGCAATGCGCAGGCACCAGTCGAGCACCACAAATGTCTTGCCGCCTCCTGATGGGCCGTGGACCATGACAAGGGCTTGGTCCTGAATCCAGCGTTTGACCAGCCATGAGATGGGGCTGGGTTGGGCTGAGAAGTCATCGGCGCGAACTAGCCAATCGTCAGAAGCGGGGGATAGAAGACTCGCCAAATCGTGCCCAGCTTGGGCATAATCATTAGCATCACCAGGTTCTGGAGGCATAACCATGCGCGCTCCGTGCTTTGCGCTGGCCTGCTCGGCGTAGCGCTGGCCTACGCCACTTTTATCGTTATCGGCCACGATCACTAGCTCCTGCGCTGCACCATACATCTCTCTGAGTGTGCCGGTCACGGGCACGAGGTTGCTGGCGCTGTAGGCCACCACCACAGGACGACTGGTAGTTTCGTGGATGGTGGCAGCGGTGGCAAAGCCCTCGGCCACATACAGCGTGCCGGGTTCGTCCATCGTGCCCAGCATCCAGAACTTGCCGCCTGTCTGACCGCCAGGGTGATAGAGTTTGCCGCCATCGTGGTCGATGTACTGGAGGCTTGAGATGCTGCCGTCAGCATCGTACAGAGGCAAGACCAGACGCCCGTCGCCGGTAATGCGAGCGCCGTGGGTCTGGATGTCCTTGCGCTGCAGGTACGGATGCTCATGGCTTGCCGCCTGAGCGCTTGTCCAGATCGATTCGACGGTGACCGCAGCCACCTCACGCTGGCGCTGGAGTTCTGCGTCACGCAAGGCCTTTGCCTCAGATAGCCGCTTGGCGTTGGCCATCTCCTCAGTCTGGGTGAGCTTGCGCCCCACATCAGCACGCCAAGTGACCTCAATGCCCGAGCGCCAACAGCCAAAGCGACCAGCAGGAATGCCATCACCAAAGACCAAATACCAGCCGGGCTTATCACCGTGACCGGGCGAGCCTTTGGTGCCAGAGCGAAAGCGGTGAATCTTGCCGTCCAAGTGAATTTGCTCAGGAGGCTCAAGACCGGCTGCGCGAATGGCGTCGATGAGCTGCGCCTCTGGAGGGTCAACGTGCTTGGTGATGGGTGACCACGGGCCACCTAGGATGTTGGAGAGGTCAGCCAATTTTTAATCTCCACAGAAGCACGCAATGGCTTCTTCATTTTTGTCAAACATGTCGGTCTGCTGGGCGGCATACTTTGCCATCTCGGCGTAGCTGGGGCG